AGCTTGTTACGGCACAATATTCCGAAAATGCCGGCAGCGTCAAGGCTTTGACGGAACGCGGGAATGTCTTGCAGAATCAGATATCCGGGCAACGGGAAAAAATTGAAAAGTTACAAGCCGCCCTCCAAAACGCCGCTACACAGTACGGTGAAAGCGATAAGCGCACTATGCAATGGCAAACGAGCTTAAATAAAGCACAGACTGAGCTTATTGGTATGGAAGGTGAACTTAAAAATAACTCTGAAGCCTTGAAAACCGCCACGGATAACATGGAACAATACGGCTTGAAAGAGGATGAAGTTAAAGAACCGACGGAATCCCTCGGCGGAGCTCTCAGCAATATGATAAGCAAGCTCGGCATTGATCTGCCTGCCGGGGCCGATAAAGCTATAAAAGCGTTGGATGGATCTAAAGTATCCATGACGGCGCTTATCGGTGCAACCACCGGAATCATTACCGGTTTTGCTAAAACCACAATAGAGGCCGCAAAATCAGCGGATGAGATAATGACCATGTCGAGCACAACAGGGCTAGCGACGGATACGCTGCAAGAGCTTGAATATGCTTCCGAGTTTGTCGATGTCTCTGTGGAGACCATGACCGGCAGCATGACAAAAATGATTCGCAGTATGGATGACGCCCGTAAAGGTACAGGCGACGCGGCGGACGCTTTTCACAAATTGCATTTGCGGGTAACTGACAATAACGGCCAACTTAAGGACTCGGAACAGATGTTTTATGATACCATTGACGCGCTCGGGCAGATGAAAAACGAGACTGAGCGGGACGCGGCTAGTATGGCTATATTTGGTAAGTCAGCGCGGGAATTGAATCCTGTTATAGAGGCCGGAAGTAAGCGGCTGAAGGAATTAGGTATTGAAGCAAAAGATATGGGGTATGTGCTGGATACAGACGCCCTGGAATCTTTAGGCGCGCTCGACGATGCCATGCAGAAATTTGATAAACAAAGTGACAGCTTCAAAAATAGTATTGCTATGGTTATGCTTCCGCCGCTAACAGCTCTTTTTGAGTTGCTTAATCAGATGGATCCGAAGGTCCTTGCCACGGTTGCCATTATCGCTAGTATTGCCGTTGTGGCTGTAACCGTGGTAAAGGCAGTATCGGATATAACGTCCGTCTTTAAAGGCATGAATCCTGCCATGTGGGAAACCGTCGCCGTGGTTGTTGCTGTTACCGCTGGATTGATTGCCTTGGCCACGTTAATCGGGGTTATTGCCGGCAAGGGCGACGAAATGAGCAAAGTAATGGCGGATGTGGGGACGGGCGTCACAAATATGACTAATACCGTTAATGGCGCCAGTAGCAAAGTACGTGCCGGCCATAATGCCCTAGGCACCTCCAGCTGGCGCGGCGGGTTAACCTGGGTCGGCGAAGAAGGCCCGGAACTGATGGACCTGCCCGCGGGGACACGGATATATAATAACCGGCAGTCTATCCAGATAGCACGGGAACAGCCCGAGCAGGGTGGCGTTACCGTCGTCAATTTTAACGTCAAAATGTCTGAGATTGATGAAGTCTATAAACTCATAGCGGTTGCAAAAGGAGCAAAACAGGCGCTTAGAGCCGGAGAGGTGGATTTAGCGTAATGGCGACACATGAAGTAGATTTACCGTGCATTATGGATACATGGATAGATAGTAAAAACCCGCAGACTGCTCACGCCTCGGATACCACATTGCAAACGCGCCTTTATGTACCTGTTACAGATGAGCGTATAATTGCAATGTGCTTTAATTATTCAGCGTTACCTGCTAGAAAAAAGGTTATAACGGTACGATTAAGGATCTATTGTGTTACGGGTATAAGTGGAGCGGAAACGTGGATGGCGCAGTTATACGGGACATGGCCTGAAGATATCGTATGGGCCAATCCGCCGGGGTCAGAACTTTATTCTGCCGCTTATAGCCAGCAAAATGAGGGATATAGTTATCCATCCGGCGAATATCGCGGGATTGTTATAGCTAATCGCTTTGTTGACGCCGCTGTTTCCGGGCTTGCTTTTTATGTTAGAAACGGCGCGGATAGCCCGCTTGTGATTGCGTCCCGTGAAAGCTCCAATCCTCCGGCCTTGCGAGTAACATATGAAGATGTCCCTCCCGACGCACCGACGCCCACGGACCCTATAGGGGATTACAAAGATAATGCTCAGGTTATCCGCTTCGGCTGGACGTATAACAGCAGCGTCGGAGGAACGCAAAAGGCCTTTGACCTGCAGTGGAGTACCGATCAATCCACCTGGACCACGGTAAACCAGACAACGGCCAACAACTTTTACGACATGCCCGCGGATACCATGCCAGCTGGAAATATATATTGGCGCGTCCGTTGCTACAATGAGTACGATGAGGTAGGGCCATACTCTGCCGCGGCAAGTTTTTATGCTGTCGGCGCGCCTACCGCTCCGGTGATTAACGCGGTGCCGATCGATTCGGCGCGGCCTATTGTGTCGTGGAGTGCTTTTAATCAGCAAATTTATCAGCTGCAGGTGCTGCAGGGCGATACCGTGATTTACGATTCCGGCAACATACCGGGCATTTACATCCGGCAGCATAAAATCACGGCATTTCTGCCTGACGGTTCATATACCGTTAAACTCCGCATAAAAAATGAATATGACATGTGGTCTGCCTGGGGAGAGACCGCCGTCACCATTGCCACGATCAAGCCCGCGAAACCGACGCTGACGCTGACCAAAACGGCATATGGCTTTGAGGCGTGGACGCAAGCCTCGGACGCGGACTATAACCTGCTTTACCGCGATAACATTTGTATCGCTAAAGCCGCTCCCGGGGATATCCTGCGCGACAACTCCTGTGTAAGCGGCAGAGAGTATCAGTATATCCTTCGCGCCGTGAAAGACGACGCTTATATGGACAGCAGCCCCGTCCTTGCGGCCGTGGAGTTAAAGTACTCCCTTATCGCTCCAATATCCGACCTCTCCAATGTATTTGCCTTTACCCGTGCCCTGAATGCTCCGCCTAAACGGTCGTTTAACCGTACGCTCGGCGGAACGTCGGTATATTATGCTGGCCGCAAAAATCCAGTTTGGGAGCCGGATGAACATGTCAGCTTCGGCCTGAGTCTGTCGTTTTTCCTCCGGACCTGGGCGGAGGTAGAGAAATTTATAGCAATCTACGACCTGAACCAGACGGTCATTTACCGCGACGCAAAGGGCAGGAAGATTTATGGCACGCTGAGCAATCTGGCCGTTGAGGAAATACGGCAGGGGTACACGGTAAGTTTTGTTATAAGCCAGACGGACACAAACGAAATAATGATCGATGGACAGCAGATAGCCAATGTTGAAATATTCAGGCCCAAAAAGTATACCGTACAATTTACCGGTGATAGTCTGACCGGCACGCGCACGGACGACGCCGTGGGAATGGTAGCCAACGTTGCAGTGGATGACGAGCTGGTGCGCAACGACTTCGACAATGTGCCATTCTATAACCGCCCTCTCTGCAACGTCTACTTTGACGCCGAAGGATATCCCCACGTTATGGCGTATCGCGGAGAACCGGGATTCAACTTTGAAGGGGCTATATTCCCCCCATTTACGGAAGTAGCGGAGGTGTATTACGAGTGCCTCCCTTGCGGCTGGAATGGCTCTTTTGACGCGCCATCGGTGGTCGGATGGCCGTGCGAAGGTTATGAGTTGTTTGAGTGCTTTCCCGACTGGGATACGCCCATTTACCTTCCCTCTTACTGGATGGCGGTTGTGGACGGCAAGCCTACATCACGCAGTGGCACAATGCCGGGGTATTATTCGTTAAACAGCGCAATGTCCACGGCGAAGGCATGGAACGCTAACGCCCACGCAGAGACCATGGCGGCGCATATGTACGAGTATATTTTGCAGGCTATTGAGTTTGCAACGCGCGACCCGCAGACGATCATGATGGGGGCCTGCGCTCTGAGATACAATTCGCCGGACGATAAGGCGGTAATCGCCGAGGCAGGCACCAACAGGATAGTCCTGCCGACTGCCAGTGCGAATACCTATGTTCCCGGCCAGACAATTGTTATCGGTACGGCGCAAAACAGCAGCAACGTTGCGTCAGAGAGAAGCATAACAGCCATAGAGACGTACGACGCCGACAACAAGGCGCTTATGTTTGACGGGGCTCCGGTTAATATTGCAATAGGGAATTTTGTATCTTCAAGGCTGTGGAAGAACGGCGCGACCGATATTGTGCGGGCTTCCAGCGGTTCCCCTGCGAGCAACACAAGCGGCAAGTATCCCTGTATCTGGCGCGGCAAGGTTGACCCGTGGAGCAATGGATTTTCGGCTATTGCGGATATCCTGATTCAGCGGCGGGGTACGGGCACAACGGAAGATCCGTATACCTATAGACCGTATTACCTCCCCGACCCGCGCAAATACGCTAACGGGATTATAACGGATGATTATGTAGAGTTGGAATACGATATGTCCCCTGCGGACGGCTGGGCTAAAACTCTGGGACAGGACAGCAGGTACAGGCTTATCGGGTTAACAAGCGAAGTAGGCGGAAGCAGCACGACATATTTTTCGGCGTATTATTATTACCCGCACTCCGCAATATGCGTTGTGTTTGCCGGCGGCAGCTTCGGCGATGGCGTCGCTGCGTCGCCCGTGTGTTTCAGCTGCGGCTACTCGCCGTCGGGCTCGGGCATCACCCGCCTTGCCCGCCTTTTTGTGACCCGTGAGCAGAGGACGGGGGACGGCTAGTCCCCGGAAAAGTAAAATAACGATGTAAGTTAACATATAGGGATTATAACAAGGAAGTGGAGGCATAAAGCATGTTAGATCTTGCGGTAAATGGTTATACAAAAGAGCAGGTGATAGATCGCCTGCATGGCAGGTCCGGCAGTCGGGGAGCCGTAAAATTTAGGTATGACCTGTTAAGCAAGGAGGATGTCAAACTGGGAGAGTTGACCGTCAGCACCGGGCGGGTGGCTTTAAACAGCCTTGGGGAGATAAAACGGACGGCCGCCTTTCAGGTCACAGAGCAGGAAGGCCAGGATATTGACTGGCTGAATGACCGGGTGAGGCCGGCCTTTTTGCTGCAAATGGAGGATGATGGCTGGGCCGAGTGGCCGATGGGCGTATTCATATTGTCCTCTCCGACCCGGGCCGACGAAAACAAAAAAATAAAGCGGTCCATCGAGGCGTATGATACCAGCCAGATACTCAAAGAGGATAAATTTACAGATAGGTACAAAATCGACGTTGGAACAAAGTATACCGACGCGGTGATAAGCATTCTGAACAGCGCAGGAATCTGGAAAATCAATATCACCGACCATGCCGGAACGTTATCTATTGATAAGGAGTTTGAGATTGGGACCACGAAGCTTCAGGCGGTGAATCAGCTATTGGCCGAAATCAACTACACCTCCATCTGGGTTGATGAAAACGGCTATTTTGTAGCGCGGCCGTACCAGCTGCCGGTCAACCGCGATCCGGAATACGAATACCGGAATAACGACCTGAGCATTATCCATCCCGGCGCGAGTGAGGAACTTGATTTATTCAGCGTGCCGAATCAGTGGGTACGCTACGTGAGCAACCCTGATAAGACAGTCACGCTCCGAAGCGTCTATACCAATGAGCTGTCTACTTCCCCGACCAGCACCATTAACCGGGGACGGACCATTGTGGATATCGACGCGGTAGATGATATCTACGATCAGGCAACGCTGGACGATTACACGCAGCGACAGGCCTATGAAGCCTCCCAGGTATACGGCCGATTTGACTTTTCAACGGCGCTTATGCCGCACCACAGCTTTTTAGACTGCCTGTTTGTGGAGCATACCGCCTATGGGATATCTTATAAATACATTGAGACGGGCTGGAGCATGGATTTGCAGACGGGCGGCAAGCAAGTCCACAGCTGTAGGAGGGTGATACAGATATGAGTAATTTTGAGGGGTTATTTGCTCTGGCGCCGACCGGCCAGGGCGACAGCTTCCAATTGGCTACCGTGACAGCTCTGTTGGAGGGTGCTCCACTGGTACAGTTTGACGGCGAAACCGCGGCCAGCCAAAAGCAGTATAAGCGGCTGGCAAGCTATACCAGCCCGGCGGTCAATGACCGGGTGCTGCTGCTGAGGTTGTCCGGGACGTATATCATCCTCGGCAAGATAGCGTCATAAAGGAGGGATACCTATGTGGACAATAAAAGAGATAAAGGCGGTTGTATTTATCTGTATGTTTTGCGCGGGCGCGCTTATAGCTTCGGCACTGGCTGATACATTAAACGGCTTCCACGTCGGACCGGCAATTATTGCTGTGATATTATCGGCCGTAAACATATTGATATCCCTTTGCATGATAGAGGATTATGAAAAGCAGGGAGAAAAGCGCTGAAGCACTTTTTATTTTGGAGGAGATTTTAGATGATTACACGTAATTTTGACATAATGGTGCGTATCCCGGAGCAGGGATATATTCCGTTGTGCTTCCAGCTGGTGCAAAACGACAAAGACGTTTACGGCCTGACAATCCACATTACGGATGGTGTAACGGAGATTGATTATAGTCAAATACTCCGCGCCACAATAGCATTTTCAAAGTCTGATGGGACAGTGGTTCAGGGCAATCTGACTAAAGGCGCGGGCGGCGCTTTTACCTATACTATGGGGACAAATGAGATAGCATGTCCGGGTGACGTGCTGACATCAATACAGCTGATCGGGGCGGCAAACGAGCGGCTGACAACGGCCAGATTTAAGTTTAACGTGGTGCGGGATTTAATCACTCCATCCGCCGTGCAAAGCGTCAGTGAGTTTGCGATATTACAGCAGCTGGTGGAGGATGTCAATCAGCTTAAGCAGGATATCGTTAATTTGCAGGTGCCGGACAATAGTCTGATGGATACAAAGCTGTCGGGCGCAGCTGGGCAGATAAAAACGAGATTCGCCGACCATGTTACGGATTTTGATGCCCTTGCTGCAGAAGTTACTGCGCATAAGGCAGATAATATGACCGACGCCGACGGTGTGCACGGCCTGCGGATACAGGAGGATACATGGACGCCGTCACTAGGAGGAGATGCAACATTTGGCAACAGCACATACGCAGTACGCAGCGGTAGCTACATCCGCATAGGCAAGCTATGTTACGTCGAGGGCGCGATAACGCTGTCGGCAAAGGACCCTGCAATGGCTGGCAGTGTATATGTATCCGGATTTCCATTTGCCCCCAACTCTCCAGCAGGCCAACAAGCTGTATTATCGGTTAGCCGTGTGGGTGGGATTACTTACCCGACGGGATATACTCAACTATCCTTGCCCATGTCGCAAGCCGTACCGAGTGCCTTTTTAAATGTATCTGGTAGTGGCCTTGCTGTAAGCGGGCTAAACGCAACTTACATCAGCAATACATCAGCAATAAGGTTTTCAGGGTTTTATATAACGGCATGATTGGATTAAAAGCTCAGTGCCAGATAAAGTATAATCACGGTGCCCGTAGGAGTACCGCCTTCGTGGTGCCAATTTATATCAAAACCATCATCAACCAGTACAACCTCTCCCCAGGCATATCCGCTGCCTCCGGAGGCAGTATCTGACCGTACTGCGCGCCAGCGCTCAGTGTAAAACGGTGATACTAAGGCTAAAGCCTGATCATTGACACCGACAAGGCCAATATTAGCAAAAGCACCCGCTGCAACATTGCTAATTAATATCAACGTTTTGGGCTTAAATCCTACGCCGCGTACCTCCTGTATACCAGTTACAGCAAGATCATGATTTGCTATGTTGAGGTACGACGTACTTTCTGCCGAGTGCGCAATAGTGCTGGAAAAACTTGAACATGGAACGCCTGTTTGGTATAATATGTATAAGGTCTTTGCTATAAATTTTGCATATAGCAAAGGGAGCCTCCGACCACGAATCGGAAAGCTCCCTCACACAGACCCCTGTTCAGGAGGGTTACTGTGCTTGCATTATTATTATATCTTATGCCTCCTGAACAATCAATAGGAGGCGTTTTAAATTGTTACAAAACGAGATTATTATCAAGGTACTGAATCGGGCGTCGGCATTTTTGCAGCCGGAACAGATTAGTGAGCTGCGCGGCGTTTTGGAGGATGAGTTTGACGGGTATAGCGTCGAGCCGATCAGTCAGGAGTTGGCCGTAAGAGGCAATCTGCAGGGTATGATCATGCTGTTTTTGGCGTCCAAAAAGCTGGACGGATGCTCCGACAACACGATCAAAAACTATACACTTAACTTGCGGAGCTTTGCTGGCATGGTCAACAAAGATGTTGAACAGATCAAAGCCATGGATATCCGCATGTATATCGCGTCGCGTGCGAAAACAGGAATCAAAAAATCTACAGCAGGGACGATCATCAGTACACTGCGGTCGTTTTTTACGTGGTTGGAGGATGAGGAGTATATCATTAAAAGTCCCATGCGCAAGATTAAGGCCACAAAGACAGATAAACACATCCGTAAAGCCCTGACAATGGAAGAGCTTGAATTGCTGCGGGACGCCTGCGAAACGGAGCGGGAGCGTGCGCTTGCGGAGGTGTTTTATTCCACTGGCGCCCGGCTGGATGAGGTACAAAAGCTGAATAAATCAGATATAGATTGGAGCACTGGTGCGATCGTCGTATTTGGCAAGGGCAGCAAGGAGCGCAAAGTATATCTCAACGCCAAAGCAAAGATTTATCTGCAAAAGTACCTCAGCGCGCGGGAGGATACGTCGGCGGCTTTGTTTGTCGGGGAGCGGAAACCGTATAACAGGCTGGGGAGACGGGCGATAGAAAATGAGTTTAAAAAGCTCGGCCAGCGGGCAGGGCTGACGAAAAAGGTATATCCGCATTTGCTGAGGCACACAACGGCAACGCACCTACTGAATAACGGATCCAGTCTATCCGTTGTACAAAAATATTTGGGACACACCAACCCATCGACAAC